AAGCCGGATGTTGCCGCCGTCGATTGTTCGCCGGATGTTGCCGCTGTCGAGCGGTTGCCGGATGTTGCCGCCGTCGATTGGTAGCCGGATGTTGCCGCCGGAGTTTTCAATTTCTTGACTTTCGCAAAAACAAAATCAAGCCCGGCTTTTATCATTCCGGCAAGTGTCACCCGTGCGCCAATCCTGATTTTTGTAGCGGCGTACTTTGTATCATCACCACCGCGGCTAATATCGCCGCCCAGTTCCACCTCGTGAAAGATGGAGCCTTCGGACGGGTGATAGTAGGCGAAACAATCCAACGGGTTCTCGCAGGCGTGGAAGCCCGCCTCGCACACCTTTGCCCTGTCCGTCTCGTATTCCTTGCCTTCCTTGTACTGGAAGCCACGGCACTTCATGTCCTTGTTGAATCCCTTGTATGCTTTCATTTCTTTTCTCCTTTTAGTTGTTTGCCGACGATTTTTCAGCAGTTGCTGTCTCGCGCTTAATCAACATTTCCATCTCTTCTCTCCTCCTCTAATTGGTAGATACGGTGGTGTATTATACCATCGCATCTACCATTTGCAAGAACTTTTTTTACCCTTTTTTATAGGCTATCGCATATCCGATTGCCATCATCCACAGCATGATGTCCGGAACACTATGCCGCTCATCATCCATGTAGAAACGGAACGCCCTGCGCACCGCGATCTTGAAGTCAATCAGCCTGCGCCTCTCTTCCAATCTGCCATCCATATCACCCCTCCATTCCAACAGGAAATCCAAACGCCATGTACACCAATGACGATGCCATCGCCTCGGATAAAACAAGAGCCTCGGCAAGGTTGAGATGAAATGTAATGTGCATATCTTTTGCATACATACTAATGATGTATCCCGGTATTGGCTCTATCGTATGCTGGAAGGTCATCTTCTTCATGACGTCTGCACAACGGTGGAAAATGCCCCTCCCCTCGCAAAGGCTCTCGCAGTATCCTCTCAATACTTCAAGAAGCATTGCTACTTCCACCGAAGTCAACGACATACTTATACCCTGATTGGAGAAACATGGCAAGCCATCCTTCCCCTCATCTTGTGGCAGCAGGGTGAATTCCATCCTGCCCTCCACCTCGCCATGGGCAGGATTCATCTTTACCACGAGCATGCTCCCTGACTTTTTAGTATTCGGATGCATCATCCTTATACAAGGACGCTCCAGACGCGCCGTATTTTCTTCGTTCATGTTCATCGTTTTTTTCCTTTGTTTTTTGTGTCTCTTGCTCTCACATCACCTTCACGAATGTGCGGTCGCCGTTCTCATCCGCGATCTTATTCAAATGTGAAACCAGGCAAGTCGCGCCTTTCTTGTACAGGCATACGCAAAGCATTTCACCGCTTGGCGTATAGACCGCCCAACGCATCCTTCCGCTGTAATATTCTTTCATGTAGTACATTTCTATTCTCCTTTGTCTGTTTCGATTGAGTTGTTCACATACCAACGCCACGCGGCGTTGGCCTTCTTATAGTCGCATCCGTAGAATAGTTTTCCGTGGGTCGGCGTGAATATCCAATATCCGCCGTCGAACTCGGCGAGGAGCTGTCCCACCTTGCATTTCAAGAGTTGCATTGCTGATTTCCTTTCAGTAGAGGTCGTGGAGACGGCAGTAAGCGTGTAAACGCTCGTAGGCGCGTCCGTAGTCGTGCGCCTCCTCTGCCGCGTTGGTGAGTGTCGGGAACATCGAGCGAACGCGGCGGAGCGTCTCGTCGCGCCTCTCGCCGAATTGCGCCTCAAGGTTGTACATGGTGCTGACCATTTCGGCTATACGCGCTTCGCGCATTGCCTCGTGCGCCTTGCGCTGTAGTTCTTCAAGATGGTTCATTGGATGATTCCTTTCCTGTTCAGTGGTTCCACTTCGCCCGGCGCGTTCTGTTTCCGCACTCATTTTTCTCCCCCTTCTCCCCCACACCCCCTTATCCTGTATGTATATACTATACATTACCATACCATACCAGTACCTATTGATAGGGTATTGATACCCTATCGTATGGGTATTGTTTTTGCCGGTTATGCACAGAGTTATGCACAGGATTTGACGGCACGGGGATTTTACTACCCCACAACGGCCGCCCAGATCGACCGGGCAGCACCCATTACCCAATCTGAGAACGGCAGGCTAACGCCCGTTCGCCCTGCCAAAAAGCAGGATGCCGCGTAAACGCATGCCGCCGCCCACATCATGCATGCCAGCGACACCGCGATGACATACTGTTCAATCATGCACTCGCAGCATTCACGCCATGTTCTCATCGCTCTCCGCCCTTCTTGCTATCTCCCGAGCTACCCTCTGGAAGCGCACGCCTCCAGACTGCCCACGCTCACACAGGAGCGCAAGCACACCGACCAGCTCCGGCACACTCATGCCGGACATCATTGCTTCACTCATGGGTTCACCTATCCTTTCCGCCCGTATCTCGGGCATCTATTTTGACACGCGCCACAAATCAAACCCACTCAAACCGCCCCCACGCGGGAACTCCATTTGACTGGCATCTTTTTTGACAATCACGTGCCAACCCCCTCACCACGGTACACCTTTCTACCGTATCCCAAAACTACCACCCGTTCCCCCCTATTCCTTCCCCCTCACACTCCCCTATTCTATACCCCTTATTTACTGTACTGGTTATTAAAAGGGGGATATAAAGGGGGGAATGATACCCTATGTCCATATGCTTACCCCATCAAATGGTGCCTCACATACACACATAACAGCACTACAGCGCTGCTGCCCCTGTATATACCCATACGCGCATACACGCCCGTAGTGATATATACACATCCCCAAAACTAAACCCTCTTGCAGACAAGAGAAGACACCGCCCCATATGTATGAGACGGTCTCCCCTCTTATCCGGAAAAGAAAGGAAAAAACGCGCGCGGGTACAAGCGGTGCGAAAAAGGAGGGGGGCGGCGCGTTTCCACGCCGTCTCATGTCCCCCCCCCCGCTTTTTTCGCGGCTTACTTGTGCGCTTTATTTCCGCCGTTGAATCCCTTAGCGGTTGGTTGCCGCCCGTGCCATACGTTCAGCGGCCGCATTCACAGCGGCGGATTGTTCACGTGCGGCGGCGGCGCGTTTCTCCATCTCTGCTGACACCGCAGAGGCAAAGGCGACAAATGCTTGCCCTTCAAGTAGTTTGGCGGCCGCTTTTGCAATGAAGGTTGGCGCATTTTCTCCCCCTCTCCGGGTAATGGTGACCATGCGTTTAATTGCGTCTTCAAGCTCAAAAGGCGGTTGCGCCTTTTCGTCGCCCTCAGTATCTCCATGGCCTTCAGGCAATTCCACTATTTCGTCATATTCCGCTGGAGCGCATGGAACTCCAAACTTTGTACAAAAATCTTCAAGCGCTTTTAGTGCCGATTCGCGGCTTGAGAATATCGTGTCAGTATATTTGTTAAGATCGCCTATTAGTACACACGTGGCACGTTTGGCGCACTCTTGCAATGAGGTATTAGCCATTTTACCGGGCTTACATGCGTCACACACCAGCGATAAGCAATACCCGCTGTCGGTTCTGTCTTTCCCGCGTACGGCGAGGATCGCTGCACACTTAACCGATACGCTGCCAACGTTGGCTATTCCCTCTTTGTCAGTCCACTTCTTGATGTTTGTCTTCATTGTTTCTCTTTCCGCCCGTTCACGGGCATTTTTGCGGCGATATTATTCCCTTGTGTGATTTCGCCGCCGAAATCGCGCATGGGGCTGCTTGGATTTACCGCACATTGCAGAACTCAACCCAAGCAACGCCCCATATTATACACGGCTTAGGCGGTGGGAAAAACCCGCGAATTAGGGGGGGTGGGGGGCTATCTCTGTCTCCTTCCAAACATTTTTCTAACTACGCTCCGATTTGTGTGGGGGTGTGTTGTGGTATTTAGTGGGGTGGATTTGGGGTATTTTGGGAGAGGAATTGTGGTGCGTGGTGGTTTTTGGGTGTGGGGAGATTTACAGAATGCGATTTTTGGGGGGTAGAAGGGGTGCAGGAGCGATTCTTTGGGGTTGGGTGGTATGGTTTATCGTTTTTGATGTTGCGAGGGCTTGTAGGTGGCTTCTCGTTGGTCTGGTGGTGTTGGGTTTTTTGTAAAGAAAGCCCCCTCATCCGTGAAAGGGGAGCGGAGAGGGGGAGAAAGACGCCAATCTGCTTAGCAGTTCTGGGGGAAACAAGCAAAACCCAGAGACGACATGTGTGGATTATAGTGCGCTATAGGGTTGCAATAGGAGTTTTGTCGTCGGCGTCTTTCATTTTTGAGCAACCTTGCGCACTTTCGCCCTTGTCATCGGGCGTTGCGGGTGGTTCTTGGGTGTTTTGTGGGGTATCGATTGTGGGATTGAGGTCGATTTCGATGGATTTTTTTGTAGAGGAAGAGTAGATGCCGAAAAATGAGACGGTATTTGTGGTAGTGTAGGCACAATGGACGCTTGAATCCTCGGCGAAGAGGAAGCGGAAGCCGGTTAGGAAGTTTAGGGCATCTATTTGAATGGTGCCGCCGGACTGAGGAACGCTCATACCAGCGGCGATGTCGGTACCTTCGACGATTTTGCCTCCCTTATAGGTGGTGCAACCACCTGAGAAGACGGAAAATAACAGGATCGCGATTACTGCGAGGAAAAAGAACATCGGAGATGTGGGATTACACCTCTCGCGATACATGTCATTATCTTCAAATTCTTCGAAGGTCATTGGTTTTGTCCTTTATTACGGAACGAGATACGCAATTTTATCGACAAGGGCATTTATCTGCTCCTGCGAGATGGAGGAGGATACAAGAGTGGACACTTGCGTCTGAATTTCGGCGGCTTCTTCGTTGGAGACTTCCCCATCTTCAATGGCGGCGGAGATGGATCCAACGAGGGAGGCGGCGCGCTTGGTGTTTATGGCGATGGTTTCGAGGCGTTCCTTGTTCTGGATGTGAGAAAGGAGGCGATTTGCGCCATCTGCCGCCCACTTTGTGATTGCATCCGGGGTGAGATATGTTTTAAGGAGGTCGGCGGCGAGAGACTGGCGACCAGACTTGGTTATGAGTTTGAGAAGATTCATGGTTTTATCCTTTCATTGTTGAGTTGTTGGTGATTTGGTTGTGAAGATAGATTCCGCTGTACCAGTCGCAGGAGAAGAGAGGGTGAAACAAGCGGTGGCCATGGCGGAAAAGTGTCAATATCGTTTTTCTTTCTGGAATGAGAGTTTGCGGAGATTGCGCGCAGCGTTGCGCAGTTTCTCGTTAGAAGGCTGTGCGCGATATGCAATGTCGGCGAATTCCGATGCACCTATAATGTCGCCCATCTTTATGCATACGCGGGACATGATGTCATAAGGCTTCCATGTCCAGCAGTCCTCTTCGGTTGGATAGCGTTGTGGGCGTTCTATTCGAGAAAGAGCAAGTTCTCCCATCTCTTTTGCAAGGCGCAAGTCGTTATGGCAAAGGGCAAGTTCCGCGAGTTCGCAGGCGGATTCACGAAATGCAGGCGAATCCTCTACTGCATGACGTAGGAACTTCACGGCGTTAGAATAATCACCCTTGCGTCCATAACAACGCCCGATGTATCGTAGTACGGTTGTATGTTCTGCGCGATAGTTCATTGTGCCGCTTGCGAGATAGCGCATGAACTGTGCGATTGCCTCATCATACTTCTTGTAGTTCATGAGTTCGCGGCCAAAGTAATAAAGTGAGCGTTGGTCTGGATTTTCCTTTGCCTCGGTCGCAAGAAGATCGAGATACTGTCTGCGGCTCTTTTTTAGATCTGGATGATGTTCGACGGTCACGCCCGGGATGAATACTTCGCGGTGCTCTTTGAAAACAAGATACTCATGAACGCGAGCCTTCCATTCTGCGCCTGCGATGTTATTGCGGTAGATTTTCCAATGGCGAGTGACGCGATTTGGGGTCTTGCCGTCCGGCTTGAAGGACGTTATGAACTTGCACCATCCGCAGGTTGCATCTGGATTGTCTGTAAATGCCTTGCGTACTTTTTCAGCCCATCCTGGAGAAATGGTTTCGTCAATGTCCATACAGACGCAGATGTCGGCATCGGCAGGAATAAGCGACATTGAAGCATTGCGCGCCATGCCGAAGTGGAATGGAACGAATGCCATGCGCGATGTTATGATCCCGAGTTTCTTGCAAAGCGCAAACGTGGAATCCGTCGATCCAGTATCAAGAACGCAAACGTAGTCTGCTTCCTTGACGCAGTTGTACCAACGGCCCAGAAATCTGGCCTCATTGTTGGCTATGGCATAGACTGCGATTTTCATTACTGAACAACACTCCCGTAATCATAGCCATCTGGAACAGCATAGTCGGAATATCTGATTCCTGCACGTTTATAATTCTGATGATGTGCCTTTGCCCATCCGTGTTCCATGTTAGAGCATCCACGATAAAGAAGTTGTATTCCTGCATTTGTGAGGGAGAAACAAGACTTGTATGCAGGATTCCGAAAGATAAATTTGTGGTCTGGTGGAATACCTTGATTCTTCCTCAATACCGAACAGATGATCGGTGCGATTCGTTTCTTTATGCTAATACACGATGCGCTGTAAATGCAGACATTCATCGGTGCGAATGTTTTGTACTGCCTGCGCATTTCTATAATCGTCTGCGCATCGAGATAGATGAATGGGTCGAAATTTATCAAGTCATACTTATCGTCCGGCGCAGTCTCGAAGATGGAGTGCAATTTATCAATATCCTTCAAGAAGCGAATATCATCTTCGAGAATGAGATATGTCGCATCTGGCTCGGAAATATCGTTAGCAATCTCATCGAGCACATCAAAAAAAGAATTGTGATTCGATACTTCGTCTAAATGATAAGCCATGTTTGGCAAATCGAAAATTCCGATTCGCTTTAATTCGTCTACCATTGGACGAAAGCGATTTGCGCACTTGTTGGAGTGACGCAGAATAATCTTTCTGTAATTCTCGAACTTCACTAAGTTCTCCTTTGCGGTGTATTATACCATACAGTAGGAATCAAATGCAATAGTTAGCCTCCAAGGGCTTTCAAGAGTGCCATGCCGCCGCCGGCAGATACGATTATCTTTCCGATTTCGATTACGGCCTTCGCGCCCTTCATGCGCTCCTTTGCCTTATCGCGCTCTTTCACAAGTTCTTTTACCCGTTCCGCTGTCTTGCGCTGGCAATCCACGAGAGCCCGTAGTTGGTGCGACTGAACGGTCTGCATGGCTTCGCGCCTGCGTTCCGGGTCGTCGATGCGCAAAGCGTCGTCCATTTCGCGTTCGAGGGTTTCTTGAAGTTCACGCGTCATTTGTTCATTCTTCTTATTTTATATAGACGTCTGTTTTAATTTCTGGTTGGACATAGCCATATTCGTCTTCCTTCATTCTCTCGACCTTGTACGGCTTGCCGTCGATATAAAGTACCTCTTCTTCCGCGTATGGATTCTCTATTGCCTTCTGTTCGAGGCTCTGGTAGAACTCCACAGCCCTACGTATCCTTCCTTCATCCCATACAAGCGAATAGATATCATCGTATTCGTTCGTTGTCGCACACTCGTAAGGCTTGCCGGTGTCAGACACTGTCACGCTCCGGCCTTTTGCCTCCTTTTTGTCTCTAACATACAAGTCCCACGGAAGAAACGCCGTGTCTATCGCCACATCGAATGGTGCCGTCAGCCAAATCACGCAAAGAGGAACCCAACCCCAATGCTTGAACATCCTCATTTCCCGAAGTCTCTTCCCCTTGGCTTCGGGTGGTATCGGCTTCAACCACTCCGCCGTCACCCGACAACGCATCTTGACCGTCGGATAAACGCGCATCCCCTTCACTTCGTCACAGAATGAAGTCCATACGCGGTTCGTGACCTCTCCCTCGTCAGAAACCTTCTCGTAGCACATCGGGATGCGCACGACGGAGAGGCACCCGCCAAGGAACAACGCGGCGGAAAGAATCAGTATGCTTTTCGTCTTTATCATCAGTTTGCCTCCGGTATTTCAGGTGATACCACTACGTTTACGGTGTTCGTGCGCGATGCTTCGAGTCGCTCTATCTTTCGAGTGATGCTTGCGATGTTTAAGACCGCCCTCGCTCTGTCAACTTCCGATCTTGCTTCATCCGCCTTGATACTTTGGAGGGATTCAAGTTCCTTGCGTAGCGCGGCTATCCTATCGTCAAGTGATACTTTACTGCTCGGTCGCTTTGCTACCTCTTCCGGCGTGAGTATTGGGCGTGGTTTTCCCGGCTCGATATGGATATACCCATCCTCGTAGAACTCTTTACGGCTGATGGTCTTCATCGTGCCGTTCGTGACAACCTCGAAAATGTTTGAACACGAGCCATGCCACCTCTGGCGTCCGGAAGTATTCTTCATGTCCTGCGCATACACTCGCGCAAGGAGCGCATCAGGCGCGGTATCGGTGGCGTAGGCAAGAAGCGTACTCAATTCCTCGGTCGTTGCGAGACCGCTTGCTACGACGGCGTTTGTGGCAGACGCAAAAGCCGGATGCGCATCGGAGAGATACGCGCAAGCAAGCCACTCATCTTTGAGCCCCTGCTCATCAATCCATGCTTTGAGCGCATCCCACTTCCCGGCCTGCTTCGCCGCTGTGATGATGCCGAGTTTGGAATACTGTGCGGCATTGCCGAAACACGCGGCGCAAAGGCAAATCGTCAATACGATTGATTTCATATCTCACTCTCCTGTCTGTTGTCATTTTCAAGGCTCTCATAGAACCGCATCGTTTCGCGGACTTGTTCCTCGGTCATCGGCGGCGATATGGATATTCCGTCTCCATAAATCTTCAAGCCGACCGGAATCCAGACATTCGTGCCGCCCACGCAAGAGATATGATATACGCCGTTCGTCACAATCGGCGCATCTGGAATGAAGGAACATTCCGCCCAGAACATGTAATTTGTGGAATCCGTCGGCATATAAGCAACGAGATTCCGGTTTGTCATCGGCACGGTCGCGATGTTGAATAGTTCCGATGATGGCGTGTGGATATCAATCGCCGAGAATGTAGCTGTCGCGACATTCGGAACCCCCGGAGCCACATCCCACGAGAAGGAGATGCGGCGCAGGTCGTTCGTATCAATATCATGGGTGCCATGCAGGAAGAACTCATCCCATTCGATGATAGCAGTCGGTCTCTTCGAGCCGTCAACAATTATGGCAATGGCCGCCATGATAGACATCATTACTGCATGACGCTTTGAGCGCCATATCTTCCAGCCGCGCCAAGTCTCATGGAATACCACGACAAGGAAAATTGCGAGAAGCCCGAACATGCCGCAGAGCAGTACGCAGCCGGATATTATCTCTCCTAATTCGCGCATCACCATGCCTCCAAAGTAAGTACGAGATGTCCGCTGATTGTCGCCGTGCCGAGGCGATAGCGCGTATTGTTGATGTAGATACCTCCGTCGAAAGACGATGGCGCACTGTTCTTTATGAGATTCGTTCCCTGAAGCATCATCTTCGCATGGCAGAAGAGACTAGACGAAGGCGAATCCTGATGCACCGTGGCAATCCAATTTGTGCCGCCATCTTGTGCCCAAGTGACAGATATTCCGAGGTTGTTTATGTCGCCGTTGGCATCTTCGCCTTCAAAATCATCGGCCAAAGAGAGCGCGCAGTAGAGGGTTGGATGGCTCGCACTACTGGAATTATACCGGATTGTGAAGTTGTTGGACGAATCGAAATCGGTATCTGCGGCAATCGCACCGACTTCTTGGTCGGAGGTCTTTATCACCTCAAACTGTGCATTGCCTTCCGCGTCCGTGATTCGAAAGTATCCATTCGTCTCCGCTCCCTCGCCACCGCCGAGATTCATAAGCCCGTTCGCTTTCAGCACCCACACCGATGCACTTCCGGTCTCGACGCACTTCTGCCATGTGTAGCCGCTCGACAGCATGATTTTCGGAGAGTTGACCACCGTGATATCTTCCGGAGACGGATTCTCCACGCCGCTTGATTGATATGCACCCCATGCGGTGCTTGGCATGGCGGCCATGATTCGCGATTCCGCGGCATTCACCTTCTGCGAAACAACATGCTCGATTTCCTCCGCGCTCGAATATACGAGGTTGGTATTGTTGTCGCGCACCTCCCACAAGCGGAGGGATGGCACCGTGCCGGCAATCTGACGCATGTAGTTCGTCACCGCTATCCACACGGATTCGCCGTAGAGCGTCGCCCACATAGCATTGACAGATGAAGCGACTGAATTAAATTCGCTCTTTTTTACAAGCGGCATTGCCGTCGCGACTTCCACCGCTTCAATGGGGTCTTCTTCATCTCCGACATTTCTGATTATGGTCACATTTGTCTCGTTCGTCGCGAAGTAGCGGAATATATCGTAAAGATTTCTTCCGCCAATCCAGAACCCATAGACATCACCCACGGGATTCAGGCTATATGAGCCAACCCCATGCGAACCGTATCTTGGCGTCACTCCGGAAGAATCTACTCCGCTCCACACATACGCAAAATTATTTGATGCAAGCGACTTTACACCAAGCGCCATCGTGCCTTTCACTCTTGCGGCGTTATTGTCTCCCATAGCGAGAGACCATAAACCTGCGGCGGAATTGTTCCGACCTTGTGTAAGAGAGTTTTGTCCATAATTCACACCATCCGCTCTCTCACCAAGAGTATAGGCTACGCCATCACCACTTGTGCTATTGGTGGTTATGGCGGATACCTGCACCCACTTGTCACTATTTGTTGGAACATATGAAGACAAAGAGCTTTTCAGCGCGAAAGAATTTGTCTTTGAAATCAGATTATGGATGTCGTTTGTGACGTCGGCAAGCATTACGTGGCTCTGGATCAGCGAGCCGTCGCCGTTGCCGAAAACCGCGATTTCGCCTTCATCGGCTTCTGGGACTTTGGGGATGTAGGCATCCGGATGGATTGCCCTAACATACTCATCAATTATTTCAATATTGGAATTGATACTACCGATACTTTCGTCGATGTTTCCGATAGTGTTTGTCATGCCACGAATTTTCGCCCAAATATCAAGTAATTGTCCTTGCACAGAGACTGCTGTTGGATATTTGTTTATGGCATAAGGCACATGTGTATCGGTGATTTCCACAAGATTCGATGGTGATTCTATAATACCATTGGCAATAAGCCTATCTATATAGTTTTTGAGACCGAGAGTAGAAAAGTATTCACTCGATGACAAGTTGAATGGTTGCGAATTCAAAGGTAGATCTGTGACCTTGTTGCTCTTTGTCTCGTATCTGGATAGGTCGATTTTGTTTGTAATTGATGTAGATGCGAGGACGTAATTAGTCTGAGTACCGAGAGTATAACCGATAGGAGACTTCTCTGTAAGTGTGGCATAAAGAGTAGTAGTATCTCCGGCCCATGATCCTTCGCCAGACCACTCGATTGTATTGGAATCTGGATTTTTTCTTAGAGCAACTCCTATTGCGACAATTCTATTTTCCTGATATATCGCAGGATAATAATCATCTTCAAATCCGGCGTTTACAATAATGATTTTTGAACCCTGATATGTAGATGGAGAGCATATCCACTCCACATTTGTTCCACCATCATATATAGGCGTTAGAATGACATCAGACCATGTGGGGAGCCGAACACGAGTGGCAGTACCCAGATAATCAAATGTTAAAGATACTGCAGAATTAGCTTCTTCGTACGATAAGAAATGCTCATAGGAAGTCAGCTGATTATCAATAATATATACCCATTCATCCTCGTAGATTTCCTCTATTGTTAGAGTATGATTTTCTCCATCGCTAAACGTCCACTCCGTGAAGCCAGCCTCGGCTTCCTTACGCGTGAGGGCGTTGGTGGCCACATCATAGGAATTGGTTGCTATTGCGTACGCATTTGTCGCTATATCATATGCGTTCGTCACTAACTGCCAGTCGCCACTTGCAGGCGGCTCTTCCGCCTTTGCCCAGTCTGGAATTGCCACAACAACAGTATTCGTGGGCGTTATCTTTGAGTGACGAATCTCGCGATACTGTGCATTGCAAGACAATGCCAGAAAAGCAAAAATGATAGGTGCCGTAAACTTCATGTTTCAATACTCCTCTACTTGTCAATCCTCTGGCTCTTCGTCATTGCTGATTGTCGCGCCAAGTTTCTTTATGAGCATGGCAAACTGTTTGCGGAAATCCCAATCGGAAGAGTACATGTCAAAGTTATCACCCTTCATAACTTGCGCAATCGGGTTGAACTCGATGCCGACGCGTCCCTGTCCTTCCTGCGGATTCAGTGTCACCTTTACTGGAATTGTATTGCTGAATGTGCGTTTCTTTTTGTCTGCATCAATTACGTACAAGGAAGCAAACTGCATGCAAAGCGGGAAGGTTGAAGTCACAGATGAAGGGATTACAATATCGAAAGTTTCTCCACCGACAACGTTGGTAAACTCCTGCGTGAATCCGAGGAATGAAAACACAACCTTGCACCCAGTAAGGTCAAGTGTGGTGTTTATCGTACACGGTATCGTATTGTATCCTATGGCATCCGTATCGTCACCCTTCACGATGATGATGGGGTTTGCAAATGGATTAGTGCTTCTTCCATATCCGCAATTAAACATTCTGCACCTCCACGGTTCCTTCGTCCGTGTAAACGTTCATAGTGAACACAACCTTTTTACTTGCACCGTCTCCAATAACATCGGCATCGAACGAGATTATAGACGAAACGAATGGAAGTGAGTTGACCTTGCGCCTTACAGCCGCCTTCCATTGTGTGAGATTCGCTATAGATTCAAACACAGTCTCCATGTAGGGGATTCCTGCTTCGACATCCAGTTGCAATTCCCCTCGAAGTGTTCTCACGCAGTCTGCGATGATGTTAGCGTATGCCTCTTTGTCGTACGATAGAGAAAGCAGTCCGTCGGCATCAATCACGATGTCGTGCGTGTCTTTTGTCTGGGCGAGTGTGAACATTATATGATATAGATTCTGAATGATATACTTAAATCCCATGCGCCTAGTGTTGTTGTACCTGATATACTATATCCAAAGCCATTCTGAATACATACTGAAACAATTTCCCCTGCGCTTACATTTTTTATTTCGTAGTTTGGTTCAACATGTCCAGTGCCAAGATTACTTGCATACCAAGATGATATTAAAGAATTGGTTGGCAAGCCTGGTACTACAAAATAGTCATTATAAGTCATACTACTTCCTATAGATGGAGATATGTTTGGAAATACAACATCATCTATACTTGAAAATGTACGAGCCAAAAAAGCCTGTCCAAATATCCCGATGCGTCCATAGGAGTTGATTCCGCCTTCATGTGTAGGCGATGGTATAGTTCTCTCATATGAACTCACATCAATAAATAGCAGTCCGGAAGCAGGAGATTTGAAAGTTATTAAAGCGGAAGCATTATCATATGGATTAGCAGCGGCTGGAAATTCATAATCATCATATGATACTATCAACGTTTTGTTCAATTCCTGCTCGCCTTGATTTAACAGCATCCACTTGCCGCCATACGATTCATTTCTAAAATCGGTCAAGTTGTTATCGACAAGCGATAGTATCTTCAATAGGTCTGTTCCATTGAAGTAGTCAAGAATCGCCCCCTTTGGGTAGCCACCAATCTTCTGCGCAAACACCGGGTCGAATGTGTTTATACCACCACACATACGGTAAAAATCATTTTTCGTCGCGAGGTTTCCTATGCGGTTCATCTGCGCACGAGTGACGTATTTGCCGCCGTTGCTGTGTGGCGCAGAGAATGCGCTATCGAATCCCTTGTCAAAGCAGAAGTCTGCGCCTGCATCCGTTATCGGTGCAATAGCCGCACCGCTACCACCTGCAAACGGCGTAGCAAATAACTGTCTCTCTGGTAATCCCGTCATGCTCTCCAGTTCCCTTCTGGCGTGATTCGCCAATTAAAGCTTGAATCGTCGAGACCTCCGATAATTGGGTCGGTTCCAGTCTCTCCGAATTGCTGTCCTTCCGTTTCCGAGTAAATCTCCGTCTCTGTATCAGTTCCAGTCTCGATATAACTCTCTGCAAGTCCAAACATTGCGCTTTCTGAATGGTGAGTATCTTCAACACCAGATGGAAAGATGAATGCTAATTCTGGATATTGTGAGATAAGTGCGCTCATTTCCGCTACTTCATCAGCATCAGAACCCGGGTTTCCATCGAAAAAAGTAAATGTCAATCCCATATTTGGGAACGTCGAATTTTGATTATCGTAAACCGTGGCGCGCCCATTGAAGACATATTTGAGGTATGACACATAGGCATCAAACGAGGCGTTCGAGTTCAAGAGCCTTACACGTCCGATAATCAGTCTGCGATATAGTTCCGTAGAAAGTGATGTCTTTACGCCGTCAATATCAAGCGTAGGACGCATTATGCCAAGCGTTTTTCCCCACGTAGCAAGTTGGTCTCCGGCAGTAAGAGGATCAGATGATTCTACAAGTTCATCAAAAAATGCCTTAGTTGTTCCGTCAAACATCTCCTTCCATGCAAGAATGATTCCTGCAAGTTTCTCGGCATTGTCATACTGCCACAATACCGTGCGAAGGATGTCTCCATTGTCGGAGTTATCTGTTGGATAAACTGTCATACGGAAACTGTCACATCATCGGATGTTATATCAGTGAGATTATAAGGCTTCAAAAGGATATTCTCTGCCGCTGCCATCGTTTGGTTCTCTGTTCCTGCATCAGTCACAATGCTGAATGTGGCCGACGTGCAAACAATTCCAAGTCCGCTTGAAGACACCGCCGCTTTAATCATATCTGAAGTCACGAGGGTATTTCCCTTATGCTCCGCCATGTATGAAACAATCGCCGCCTTCGTATCGGATACAATGTCAATTCCTGTATAAGCGTCTGAAAGTACGGTCACTGCAATTCGATAGTCAAGTTCGATTGGACGATAGAAACGAACATATGATTCAGAACCAGTCGTATTGTCACCAATGATATTGATTACCTCTTCGCCATATTCACCAGATAATTCTGGAATTGTATATCCGCATCCAAGACTCTTTGTTGCTACAATTGCCTTTGCTATTTCTGCCTCTTCTCCACCACGAACGCATATGAAAACAGAATGCGGATTTACGGAAATGCCTATATCGGAATTTGGCAAAACAGCAGGATCTTCTTTTCCATTGTCGAGAACGCAAATGTAATCAACACCTTGAACTTGGTTTATCGCGTTTCTTATGGATGCCGCAAACCCACTACCCCTTGAACTGCTTGAAAGGATGCGCGTTCTGAAATCATTGTCACTCTCTTCAAGGAATCTTTGTACTCCAAAGAGGGAGCCGATATTGTCGAGCCATCCTCCAACAGCCTGTTCGATGTTTAGACTATTGGCATTGAGAGCATTCACGCCGATGACATTCACTATGAGCATCGTGATTGCTTCAACGAGCCTACCAGCCATGGTCTCTGGCGCAAGATTCAACCCCGCTCCCCATTTTGCGAGAAACGCATTTTCCACTTTCGCTTTGACTGCGGAAGTGTCTGGTATCACAATTCCTTTACTTGTGATGTATTCGTAAAGGTTAGTGAAGTCTGCTGTTATTCCATCGTCTGCCATCTTTTTCGCCTCGCATTATATCACATGTTTCAGTTAAAACAACACACTAAATCCATCCGCTTTCGTCTTCGACATCCGTAATAATGTTTCCAAACTTTTTGCACTTGCGCACCTTCTTGGAAAGCGTTTCCTCTTTAAGAACAACATCGGTGACTATCTGCATCTCTTCCCCTCCTTCACCTTCGTGCTTTATGCCTTCCTCATCAAAGATGAATGAATCCCCATCTTTTAGCCGCCTCACAACAAGTGCGCGAGAATCGCCAAGTTCAGAACTGCCGAATGCCATTGGCAGAAAGAATCCGTTTTCAAACGATTGAAGAATCCCGTTGTCTGGAACTACCGGGCCCTTATTCCTCTGCTCCCCATCTTCCTGTTGCTCTTCGTCGAGCCTCGTACAATTCTTTTCTCTTGCACCAGACCATGCCCTATCAATTGCAAACAGGATTCCTGTATCTCCTGCAAATAACGGAGCATCAATCATGAACCCGCCTCTGCAAATCTGTAATACTGGAACGGTGCATTCTGGACGATCTGAACTGTCTTTTCCAGTGTCAGTGTTATACACCCATTTTACAAGCGGCACAACGGTCGCGATATTCGAGCCACGATTAAATGCCTTGACAATAGCAGGAATTGCTCCCATTCGTTTCACATCGAATAGGCGAAATAGCGTTTCGATAAATCCCTTCTCGGTATTTATCTTGCTCAAATCATAGGAGCGTATCGCTTCTTCACTCATCGCTAAAATTTATTCCTGTGTGTGTCAAGTTGTGTGTACCACTCCTGCCCTCTGAAATGGCCTACATGCCTTTTATATATAACATAATAACTTCCATTCGCTTTATTCACAAGACGCGATTCCACGTTTATCCAAGAGAAGCATTTTATGTCTGGATCGAGGCGTTTTATAACCCTTGCACCAACCATTGTGATATTGTTTAGCCCAAGCATTCCATTGTCAATACTGATGGTCTGTATTCCACCGGAAATTCTATTTCTTTCTCCATGATTATCAATGACCGTTATAACACCTTCCTCATCGACATACATAATAAGACCGTAGAACTTCTCATTGAACCTCAATACAAGGTCGTATGGAGATGTCTTATCAAAGTTGAATGATGCCGAAAAGTCCTTGCTTGTCCTGACCGCATTCCATTTCATGCTGCGTCCGCATAGCATAGCAATTTGTTCTGCTATTTCACCAAGTGTCTTCGGAGGTTCTGGAATATTTATCTGCGGAATATCTTTACTTAGGTAATTCAAGATGCACTTGAAGTTCATCCATGCTTCTGGTGGTTGTGTTGGAAATGCCTCACAGATAACTCCATCGAATATCGGCTTCTCGATGTTGTCATTCTCGTATCCTGCATAAACGCGGATCTGACGGCTCCTGCTGAATGCCTCTGTTGGATTCCAGACAGTCAGCCCAGCCATTGTTTCCTTCGAAAGTCCAAGGATGCTTACAACAAACTTCGGACAAATCTCTGCACTTATCGTTCCGTCAAACTTGAAGTCAAGAGAATCTTCACCACCATAGGTATCAAAACCACCACGATCATTTTCTATGGCGACATATCCTATGCGCTTCCAGTCTCTCGGCTCTGTCGTTAGTGCTGACATCTACTCGTATTATCCTTTAATGGGTTCGTACATCAAGGCGCATGTAGATTCGTTGAAGTTTGTGTAGTGCGGCATATCTTGCGTCAAACAATGGAAGCGTAGATTTCCTTTTAATTTCTTTGCAATACCACCCGGAAATATCGGCTCATTTGCTATACAGCGCATGCCGCCTATGATAAGTTCAGATTCAAGATATAATGACATGAATGTCACGCCGCGGAATGTGCGAATTGCAAACGTGTACCTATCCCCATCAATGTTTATGATGAAGGATTGATTTGGAACTTGTATGAGTTTTATGAAGTACATCTTATACCCTCTGCGCCGCAGTTCCTATCTGTCGTGTTGAAGTATTCTCCGCATTCTGTGGTTTTGGATTTGCCGTTGAATATGACTTCTGCACCATCATTGCCTGCACATATTGCAGTTCATACTCCCTCCAATCGGGGTGCTGTGAATCCTGCTTCGATCTAACTCGCCGCAAAATCAAATCGGTATATTCATCGTCCAAATCAGAAGCAGAATAAAACTTGAAATCTCTATCCAAAAACATTTCATCTATTTTGCGCTCGGCCTCTAATCCTTCCTGTCTCTTCTTTGAATCGGGATCTCCACAAAGAACGTGTCCAGTCACTATCACTGTAAATGGGTCTATTACCTTGTTGTCGAAGGAGATTGCTCCGGTTTCCACAGGAGCACCTATTACACGCGCGGAATCAACCATCTCCACGCTTGCAACGGAGAATCCATTGACCTTGTCTGAACAGTTGTTGTCAGTATAGATTGCCGCGCTCATATCATGCCACCATCATTGAATCGAGTGCATCAAGGGTTGTCTTATCGTGTCCGGAGACTATGCCAAGAACCTCGCCAAATGTCTGGCTTAGTGCCGCCTGTTGTAGCGATACGCCATTCACATTTATGTTCACGACATTACTCTGGTTATTGTTTGTGGTATTTGCTCCATCGCCAGAAGCCCCGCTATTCCCGTTGCGTTCGTAGTCCGCGCCAGAGCGTGCGGCCTCCTCTGCTTCAAGTTCTTTTCCCGCCCAACGATTTATTATAGTAGATGGACGAATCAGCCAATCGAGCCATGTGCCGCCAGTTTTAGTCTTTATCGCTTTGTTATCTAATATTCCGAAGAGTGTAGTCAATTTGGAATCTGTCCAAAATGATCTCCACCAATCTTTCGTCATGAACCCAGAAGACCATCCCTTTGCTATATCAATATCGAGTTGTGCCGCCCACTGATTTTCAATTTGTGCTCGTGTAGCACCTTTCCCTGCCAATAGTTCCGCAAGCATCATCGTTTTTGCATCGAAACCAGGAGAATCGAAACCAGGAGATTCGCCAATGGCCATCTTCATACGATTGCGTTTTTCACCTTCTGGGACACTTGCCGTCATTGCCCCCAATCGCTTGAAAAATGATTCAGCGTCGCCATACCTAAACATCGCCTGTCCATAGATTTGTGAAATCTTCGCAGGGTCAGTAATTCCCGCTCTCATAGCGGCAGTCTTAAAGGGCTCAGTTGGCTTGCCATACATACTCTCAGCGGCAGTCCATCCAACTATGAGTTTGTTAGCGGCAATCTCTTTTTGTAGTGCTTCGTTTATTACCCCAATTCCTGCACCAACTGCACCACGTGCATACATACCAGGATGTGATGCCGCGCCCCGGATTAGTCCTCCAAACGGCATGCCCTTCGTCTTGCGCATCAACTGCGCGATATAATGTATGTCCTTTGTGGATCTTTGTCCAAACGTGAAGAATGCAGGAAACTTATTCATCATTTTCATCATTTCAAGACGCAGAGCTCTCTCCTTTTGTGACTGCTCCAGATCGTGCTTACGTTTCCATGCTATGCCAGCCTCTATGCGTCCTTCTTCTCTACCTCCGTAGTGTTGTGTGAGGTCAAAAAGTTCTCTATCTTTTACTGGAAACCTATCATACCAGACAGCATGGCGACGCTTTGCTCTTATCTCAGCACTTATCTTGCGTCCCTCCTCGTATTGTGAAAGGCGAGTGAGATAGCGATTCTGGTTTTCTTCATTTCTTGCCTGTTGCAATCGTTGTTCTTTGGAATATTCTTCTGCTTGAAGAATTTGGCTTGCACCAGAAGTACCATACTCGCGAACGAGTTGAATCTTTCTCGCTCTTTCCGGATCTATGATTTTAGCAACAGTATCTTGAATGGCTTGTCTTCTCGCAAACTCCCTTGCACTGCGCTTGGACAATGCCTTCTCGTATTGTGCCTGCCGCTCTGGTGACTTTAGAACACCTCTTCTTACATTATTCTGTCCGCGTATTAGTGTCTTGTATTCCTTTAACTCTGCATTGAGTTGCCTCACAAGGTTGACATTGGCAGAATATGCGCGCAACATCTGGATGGCTTCATTGCCTTCTATCTGCCTCGTTATCTGTTTGGCCGTTCTACTACCAGTTGTACGCGGAGCAGGCAGCGAGGAAAATAGTTCGCCCAATGCCCTAAGAACATTTGCAATTGTATCTCCTCGTGCCATGCTACCTCTTCCTGTTTCTTGCTTCTCTTATTGCCCTGTCTTCTTGAAGCCACTTGTTATAGATACCAGTGAAGTGCACTTCCCAGATATTGTACATGTCCTCCATAGAGTATACCTCTCGAAGTTCTCGCAAGGTTGCCCTGCCAGACTGTAAGACTTGGGCGATTATCGGGTCGATGTTTTCAGACGGAGTTGACTTGTTTACAAGTCTGATTCCTCCGCCACCCCCGCCGCCTCCAATACGCTTTGGAGGCCGCCATCTACTAAAAAACCGAAGTTCTCCTTTACCATGTGCCCAACAAGAATGTGCATTTCACAGATATTAGGGAACGTAGAGTTTATAGCAGTATCGGTGTCAAGTTCTTGCCAGTCGCAACCTTCCTCTTTTACCGCCGTGCGTTTCAAAATCTCTTTCACGATAGATGGAGGGAGCGTTGTAATCCCGACGATGCCACCATCTGTAATGGCTTTCACAACAGCAGGATAAACAACGCTCTGCGCTTCGATTGCAGGAATCTTGGAGATGGCGAACTTGCGTCCGCCAATCTCCACTTCCTTTGGACTTATGAAGTCTCTATACAACATAGGCTGTCACCTTACGCATTCGTGGCCGAAACGCTTCCGGCAGGAGCATATCTCTCGAACTCGAAGTTGTACGTACGAGCCGACATACGTCCTTCCGCAGATGTAGAAGGTCCAGTAGGCGCATTCTTCATGCGTCCATTCGTCCATGTGTACGTCCTGCAAGCCGATGCGTTTTCTCCGCTCTTATCAATTGCAGGAACTTTGATAGTCAGCGATTCGATGATTATATCGGAGATGGCCGCAACCGAGCCAATTTGAAGCGCAGACTTCTGCGCCAGTTTCTGCAACATGACATCTTCATCCGTATTCGGTATGACGGTCACAGAAACAGGATAAACAGACGGGGTGCGAGAAGAAATCATTTCGCCATTGAGATTCTTCCTATTGTCGGAGAGATCGACATCAGGAGATTCAAAGGGCGTTCCTTCATCAGAGAATCTCGATATGGTAATAACTCCGGCACCCTTGGGTTTGATTATAACCTTCGCGCCTACTGTACTAATGTCAAACATTTCTACTTTCTCCTTTCTTTACACGAGAACGTGAGTACCTTCAACCTTGGAAATGCTGTCGCCCTTCGCATACACGAGAAGATACTGGCAGACATAATCCGTCCCGCTTTTCACAATGTTCACAGCAATGTAATATCCCTGCGTCTGAACATCATCTATGGCATCAGCGTTTCCGGCATACTGGAGGATCTTCGCTCTTGCTTCGGCCGACAACGGCTTATCAACAAGAATCACGCCATTCTGCGTAGCCTCATTTGCCGCCTCGTTCACCATAGCATACACATAGGATGCTCCATCGGTATTTGCAGGAACCTTCGGCATAGAACCTACGAGGTTAAACCATCCGATTTCCACGCGGGATTTGAGCCATACCATGTCACGATATACTCCAAGTTCCATTCCGCTCGCGTTTATGCCCTTTTGATAGAACTTGAGATTCTGCCCATATACCTGCACTTCGCCGATGTAGTTTGCCTTGGCAGTGTCGGCCGCCGCTTTTGCTGTGGCATCGGTAATCGTAGCCTTCGCGCCTTCGAACGTCTTGTAGTTGATTGTCGAAGAGGCGTTTCTGTTGTTGTAATTCACGGCGGCATACCATGACATTGGCATCCAAGGCGCGTAGTTGTCCATAGAATCCGTGCTTGTATCATCCGGATCGACATTCTCCATCTCGCCAATCACGATATGAACATTGTCGCCAGTGAAGGTCGCAGGATATGTTCCTGCAACAGTAGCCACAAACAATGCAACTCCATTGGCCGCGGCTATCGGGGCAACATCAGCGAGGTCGGCTGCAGAAGAACCGAGGAAGGCAAGTGAACCAAAGTTCGTGAACGAACCTAGAACCGCATTGAGCCTCGTGACTTCATCGCCATTGTTTGTGTAGGATGCGACATTCAAGAACTGCGGATTTGCGCCATTGGCAACATAGCCAAAATAGTTCTTTGCAAACTTCAAGACTTTGGCATCACTATCGAAGCATGCAACGATGCCGTTATAGTCCAGTGCGACTGCCTTGCCTGCAACATAATCCGTCTTCACGCTTGCATATGCAGCAGGAACCGTTGCTTTCATGCTATCAGTCACGAAAAGGAGGCCGGAAAAGTCGCGGTCTCCTACCACGTTGGACGCTACCTGCGCTCCGACGTTTATGTAATCCTTTATAGGAATTGCCATATTCAGCCTTTCTTTCTGTTATACCGGGCGCACATCGGGGACGGCCAAGTCCACCGGGGCAACCCCTATCGTTTTCTGTTCCTTCGGCACTTGTATCTTCACCGTGAAGACTGCGCGCTTCTGGTACAAATCACTGTCATCATTATATACGATGATATTCACAAAATCAATGCGTTCGTTTACGATACCCTTTTTTCTTAAAACTTCGCTTCCGGGGCCATTGAACCATGTTATTAGCCAGTCGGCCATATCTTCTGGAAGGATTGAATCTGCGTTCTCAATGCCCTTCCTTTTGCAGATGGAATGGATTTGCCAATGTTGCAACTCTATCCAATCATCTTTTCTGTCGAGAAGTCCAGTGCTGACATTCGTTTCGTACTTGTTCCCCTGCCATCCAAGCCTTTCGGCGCGGACGCAGTTTACAAGAATTACCTTATCGGCCTTTGCAAATGAGGCATTGGCAAACTCCATAACGCCCCATCCAGTTATACCGTAAGATGTCAGACCATTTGATATTGCCTCTATCAGTGCCTTCTGTACCTCAAGTCTCGATTTGTTGCTTACTGACATTATGACATTACCTCCTCGCAATAAATTCGCTTCCAACCATCATACGCAAGCCAGTTTGCTACATGGATGACATTGAATGTCTTACCGTCGTATTGAATCTGGTCTGGCGAATCTTTCCTTGCAACGGTAGAAAGATTTACGCCGCTTATCCATATCGTTATGAACACATGTGAGAAGTCCAATCCCAAATCCTTATAGTCCTTCTCTTCGATGTTCTTGCCTCCGAAAGCCGATACGATGCCTGGCTGCACATGCGCACGTGCGTCAGTCCATGCTCCATATGTCGGCGCGTACTGCCCAAACGAATCTACCGACTTTGTTGAGAATAGGCGGTATTTTATCGGAACGGTCGGAATCATTCGACATGCGAGTTTGTGGATGTTTGTAAAAATGCTCATCTGGATTCTCCTTTTATTCTATTGCGGCAGATCGAATACGTCCATAACGTTCCCTATTGTCCAATCATCTCCACCGCTTCCGAAACTTCTAGCATACACTTCCGTTCGATTAGAAATCTCTCTCAATGGTTTCTCTTTGCGAGAAGTTGCTATGTTTCTTATGCGATGAAGCTTCTTCTTCTCCGTCGGCTTTTGAAGTGTTATCTGTTTCTTTATATCGTCCTCAGAAACTTTTCCAGCATATACTTCATATCCAACTTCGTTAGCAAGCATTCCAGTTTCTACAAGTGGCTCTTGCAAACCCATTGGATAAGAAAGACCATAGTATTCCTCCTTTCTCTCTCTGCGCGATATTGTTGATTTGTCAAGAGGAGGCTTTACGCCGCCCATGATATATGCGTAAGCATATCCTGCCAACTCTTTGCCAATCTTTGTAGCCACGCTTCTAAAACTACCATGCCCACTATTCAACACTTTAGCGAGGTCATTGCCAAGTTTCTTTCGCACAGCCGTTATGTATTCAGAATCTCGCAATGGAAGAAGAGGGTCGTATCCATACTCCATCAGTCTATGAAGTAAAGACTTCCATGATACAGGTTTCCACAATCCATTATCGTGCATCTCGTTTGGATGTAGAAATCCAACCTCTACCCATACATCAATTCTGCGCCTGCTGAACGTTCTCTGTATTTCAGCTGCCGTCCTTCTCCTTCTCGAAAGGAAATGTTCATTGCCGCCTTCCACTACCCGAATCTTGGCATCAGTCCAGATCGGAGTTATTTTCACCTTCATCAAATCCGAGAAGTCAGATGGCAATTCTTCAAAATACTCGCTCGCCTTTTTGAGAGACATCTTGTATTGTCTCTTGCCATATTCCCCATACTTTCTTGCAACGGTGCTTATTATTTCTGCCCACGACGCATCTCTTGTAATTCCTGCTTTACGAGCTGGAATCTTATATTTGTATGTCCCGAGAAGTCCACTTTCAATTGCCGCAAGCCGTATGTTATCCCAAGTTGGGGATATGCTGTACTTTCGCAGTTTCTCGGCCATATCCATAAACTGGTAGTATGTAAGACTGCGAACATTCCTATCTACTAATTTTATCCTCGCAGGACGTGCAGACAGTTTCCTTCCGACAAAGATGTATTTAAGCCTATTGGCTTGTGGCGTACCAGCAGGAGGCACAACATTCTGCCCGTAGAATATGCGCTTGACTATCGGGTTCATCTGGCGCACCTCGAAAAGTTATACGAGGTCTCTAACAGAATCCTCTGACGTATTTAGGAAGATGCCGTTCTCAGAATGCGCATCGAAAAGAGCAAGAAGTTCTCTGCCATACTGCGTTTGAGAAAGCCAGAAACTGAAATCGTCTGATGTAAAAGAGTTTGGCTTGGTAGTCTCTACCGATACAGAACCTACGGTAGCCTTAAACGCCATTCCTGCCAATCCGCCAGTCGTATCACCACCACCAGACGCATTTTCAAGTCCCTGTTTGGTAAGTGCGGCAATATGTGCAGATAGCAGGAATAGCGCATATGTTCTCTGCGGTTCTTGCAGAGGAAATCCTGAGAGGGCATTCCCGATGTGCATCATAGCGCGTTGCCCTGCGCTTTGGACATACGGCCTCTTATAAACCGTTTCATCCGAAAACTCCGGGAACGACGCCAAAAACTCTTCTATCGGGAATATCCTCTGCATGAAAAATTATCCTTTCTTGCGACGGCGACCCTTCTACGATGGATCTTTCCTCTCTTTGCGAAGACGCTTCTTCTCGTAAGACATCTTTCCGGCTTCCTGCATGCGCACTTTAAGAGGAGACATGCCGTCAACCTCTCCGATGTCAATGGATCCATCCTTGTTAAATGATGCCCCTGCGTTCTCTATCTCTTCTTTCGTAATTGGGCGAGCAGGGTTGTTCTCGTCTTCAAGCATATCGGACTGTGCGATAGCATCGCCCTTATCTTGGTCGAGTTTCTTTCCGCGAACAACAACAATCAAACCGCGGGCAATATCGCTCCTAAACTTTGGAATCGACATAAGTTTGTCGAGAGCCTTATCATCGACGAAAGTAAGAACGCTTATAGGTATAAGAGTATTCCTGCGTTCGAGCGGACGGTTAGATAATAGCTCTGCTCCACCTACAACACCAGAGCCTCCATTTATCAGAATGCCCGGACCGTCTTGGTGAAATTGCCCATTGATTTTAACCCACTTCGTGTAGGTGAACGGCGCAGTGCGCTTGGATATGATTGTGTGTGTCATGATTATTCTCCAACGGTTTAATGGATGAATGTGTTTTTGTTTTTAAGGGCAAGGGCGAGGCGGTCTTATGCCGTATCTCGCCCATGCTTTAAGAGAGTTGCGCCTTATCAGGTGCCGCTCTCGCTATCGGAATCAGCATCCGTGGTGGTATCAGTCGCAGTGTCAGTACCGCTACCCGGAGCATCGCCATTCGCCCAGATTCTCACGCCGAGCGGACAGGCGCAGATAGCACCAGCCAGAGACGAAGAATAGGCCTCCTCGCGACCCTTGACAGACGGCATCGCACCAATGAGGCGCAGTTTGCTCGTCTCGATGAGGTTGATCGTGTCCATACCAACACCGGGAACTGTCTTGGCAAACACAATCATCTCTGGAGCGCCATCATCGGCATCGTTCAATTCCGGCTTGAACGAGAGCGTCGCGGCCTTCCAGTTCTCGGCAAGCCACTTATTCGCCGTGTACCCGGTGACGGTATTGGGAATCGTAAACGCCGTCTGCCACGCGAGCGGAGCCGCGATGGTGACAGGAAGCGTCTCGATGTCGCCATTGCCCATGAGCGAGTTGGCGAGATCCTGCTTGATGGTAGTCAAGCAGGCAATCACATCGTCAACAGTGAGAGACGCGCTTCCCATGTCAACAGGAAGGTTTGCCTTGCGTCCGGCAAGATTAGGCTCCGTAAGAGCGCCGTAGAGTTTCTTTCCGTCAATGGCGAGGCCGAGCCAGAAGAACTCGTTGTTGAAGATGGAGTTATCAAGAACGATAGCATCCTTCTTATCGCCATACGGATTGCGGCGCATTACAGCACCAACGGCCTCTTCGAGCTTCGTGACTTCGAGTGCCCACTCAAGACGGATGGTGTCGCGAACATCCCAGCCGTAGTTGTAGGCGGCATACGGAGCGCGAGACCAATCATCATACAGTGCGTGACGAGCGGTCAGTTCGCGGGTCTTGAACGCGATTCGCTCGGTAGTCCAATCACCCATCACCTTGGTGCCGAACGTCTGAGCCGCGGTACGTCCGCGATACAGGACATTTATCGTCGCCTCGTTGAAAAGGGTGAAGAACTGGCCAAGAGCGTCGATGTTCGCATCGCCAAGCGAAAGCCCAGCATCCTGCGCAAACTTCTCAATCGCGGCCTTATACTCGGGGTCTGCGTCCATCACGCGCTTGATAGCGGCGGCGTCGCACGAAAAGCCCATACGCTCCGCATCTTTCACGGAGAAGTCGGACTTCTTCATCGCATCCGAAACAGAGAACCCTTTTAGGGTCATCTCGGGGGACACGCTGTCAGTGACTATCGTAAAGTCAGGTTTCATGTGTGTGTCTTCCTTTCTTTATTAGAGGAAACGGATAAGGGCGACGGGCTGGCCGACAACCTTTACCTTGCCTTCGGTGGTATCGACAACCTCTTCAACTTCATCGACTTCAAGAATCTCGGCAACCGTGCCAGAGGCATTGTACACGAGACCGTTGTACGACGTGGAGTAGTTGAGTTTGGCACCCTTCACCCAGTTGTGCGCTTCGGTATGCGTGTCAGAATCCACGTACGTCACAGCGTCCGTAGGAACCGCAACATACCATGCGCCCTTCTTGGCGACGGCAACCGTAGCACCCTGCGGAACAGTGAGTGTAGCAACATCGCTCGGAAGCGCCATGTTCACATGCTCATTCGGGTTCACGGCGATACCGATGCCGTTAGCCGCGCTCGTGGCGAGCGTCACAACATTGCCGCTTCCATCAAGCATAACGGCGGTTCCCATCTTCACGGATCCACCGGCGATATAAGGATCGGCAAAATACGGCTGACCATTCCCGTGCGTTCCGGGAATACCAGTAGCCATCCTCTTATTGATTTTGGTCTGCATCATTTCTGCATCCTCCTTGTGTATTACAAACTCGCCCTGTAATCGGCGAACGAAACTTTCTTCGTGACGGACGCGCTGTCAGTCACTACCGTCTTTGGCGCACTACCAATATTGGCAATTGCAATCCTCAGAGCCGCAATAGCAATATCAGGCTTTGCGTCCTTGACTATCTTCTGAATGCTCGTAGCCCTTGCACCTTCAACGGTAGAAGCATCAATCTTCATATCGCAAATGTGCTTTATGAGGTCGGCCTTCGTGCTGATGCCATCCATCGAGATCGTGCCAAGAATAGGCTTGCAATCGGCGGCAAGCTTCTCCGCATCCTTGAACTCTGCAACGGCATCCTTACACGCATCAGCCTTCTCCTGCTCGGCCTTCTTTGCGGCTTCGGCATCGGCGGCTTCCTTGGCCTTGGCATCCTCTTCGGCCTTCTTCTTGGCCTCTTCCTCTGCCTTGGCTTTGGCTTCCTCCTCTGCCTTCTTCGCATCTTCAGCGGCCTTCTTTTCCTCCTCCGTGGGAGTATTCAGAAAGTCCTTGCACTTCGCGCGGACTTCATCGGAGCAACCCTTGAGGGCTTCCACGACTTCATCTGCGGAGAGTTTACTAATATCCATATCGGGTTTCTCCAGTTGGATTTTTTCGTCACGTACAAACGCCCCGTCTGTGATTCGGCAATCGTGACCGTTTCTTGCCTCATCAACTAACGCAAGGTGATTTCCACACCTCAAGTTCGACTGGACGAAATCATATTTCTCACCCCTGAATACACCTTTCCGTGCCACGAAATCACAACCATAGGCAAGGGATAACTCGCGCTTCCCATCGCGGATCTTCTTTATCAGCGCAGGCGACCAGACATCAACGCGGCCTTGCAATTCGTTTCCGACAAGTTTAACCTCGGTAAGAACGCCTGCTTCGCGTTTTGAATCTGGATTAGCCATTCCATCAGCACTACCGATTACGGTATGATCATCAAGAAGTGGCTTGGCATTGAGGGATTCAATAAACTCTTTCTTGGCAATCTCGGATTTTGGACGATAGACATTGTAGATTCCCTTGGGATTCAACCCAAGTTTACCATCTTGGTCGATTTCCTTGCCGAGATACTGCGCGATTCCTTCGCAAAAGAACTTGCAGTCTCGATAGGTATCAAACCCATTCATGTCTGTCTTCTTATTACTTGCCATCGTCTATACCCTCTATCACGGTATGGTGGCCGCGAGCGGATTTGTCGCCCTTTTTAATGGCCTTCGCCTCTTCTATGAACTTCTGCGCCCTTGCTTCCTCATACATAATCTCGGCGCGTTCCGTCACAGTTGGCACATCGACATCGCCAAACTTTACGTCCATCTCCACTGGCTTTCCTGTCATGCAGGCAGTCGCTATACGGCACGTCTCCTTTACAATAGGAACCATCTCGTTCTTCTGGAGAATTTTCTCTTTCTGGGCGTACAGTTTTACTTCGTAGTTTCCACTATTTGCAAATCCTGTCAGCTGCGCCATCATGAACTTCGGGGAAGGAATGTCAACTTCTGCGCAGAGAATGCCGTATTGTGCAGTCGTGAGAGGCATACACTCCGAAAGATACGCATCCATTTGCTTGGCGTTGGAGTTTCGAGGAACAACGCGAATGCCCCAGTTGTTGGCATTGGCCGAGCAATTCATCAAGAACTTCTTTGCCCATTCTGGATTGGCAATCATCTTGCGAATGTCCGCTTCCATCACAAAAGAACGCTTCGAGCGCAAAAGCATCGAAGATTCATTCGCGCACACCTCGGCAGAATATAGGCGTTCAAGAATCATTTGCGGAACAGACGGCCCTTGCCACCTATACATCGGCTGATAAATCTTGCTCGTGGGGACATGGCGACGGAAGAATATCCATGATCTATGAATCTTCTTCGCATAGCCACTTCTATCAGTTGAGCCGTAAACCACCCATCTATTGGGAACCATGTAGAATTTATAGGTTGGGTCTGTCAATTCACGGCTATTTTCATCAAATTCCGGTGAGAGGTAATATGGCTCGATGTTCGTCCATCCGAGAAATGTCTTGCCCTTCAACTGGCTATAATCAACAAGAGGACTTTCCATGTCCACATCATCCTCGGCGAAACATGGAACCATCAATGCCGCACCAAAGCAACGCTTGTTGTGGTCAAAGATGGTCATTGTTTCATCGAGGTTGAATTGTTCCATGTGGAACAAATCTTCCAGTTCGCTTACAAGCGTCTTGTCTTTGCCCTTACGCGGCGAGAACTCAAATCCTGCGGCAACGGCATCTTCACCCGGCATGGAATCGGCCTTGTTCACAAAGCAGTTCTGGTCGAACCATGCGTTCACTTGATCGCCAAGGAAGAAGTTTCTTGCACCAAAATGTTTTACTGCCTTACCAATCGGGCCCCGAAATGCAGTTAGATGCGACGGCGGTATCGAACGGAATCCGAGCGGTATTGGTCCATTGTACTCAGGCTCTGAAATGGAAATGCCATTTGCGCTATCGCAAACGATCTTTTTGGAGCATCCGTTTCCAATCGGTATTTGTGACTTTACGAAGATGTTGCCCAGAGCTTCCGCATTCGACACCTCATCCACCGTATCGAAATACGATTCAGCACCAGAAGTGTCATACTTCTGGCGCAACGACTGCTTCTTTGCAGGCTTTGTCTTCTTCGCTCTTTTTTGCATAATTTATCCAAAATGCGATTTCATTATAACACTACTCATCATCAAAATCAATTCCATCGAAATCGTCAGGCTCCGGAAGATTGTCATCGTCTTCGTTTTCAGATAGGAAAGACTTGTCAGTGTCCTTAATTTTGTATTCAACATTGTAGTCGGATGAACGGATATTCTCCCATTCCGCGTATCTTGCACAGTCTGGGCAGTGGTCGCCTTTTGTTCCAGGTTCATCCATCGGCGTTCCGTCTGGCGCAATCTTTGATTCAAACATCAAGAACTCTTCTGCGGAATGAGGGCATCTGTCCGGGTCGATGATAATCTCTATGAGACCTTGGAAGTATTTATATCCCTCTTTTCGTCCATTCTCTCCCTGCTTTGGAGCATCCTCAACTGGTATTCTAAACTTATCTCCAGAAAGAATCTCCCTTGGTGCATCCTCCTGCGCATCGCACCAGATGGTATCATCCCTGCAATCCTTCGTATGCTTCAACACCTCTTCGGCAAACGCCTCGTATTTATTTGAGCCATCGGCGGGTAGTTCGTCTTGGTATATTTCATCGAAGATATACATTCGGCCTTCTTTAATGTATGTCTTCAAAAACACATTCGGGTCGATATATCCCCAGTCGATACCCATATTGAAGTAGTCGAACTTCGAAATTTCTTCATCTGTTATTTTACGGATTGTGACATTCTTGAAGAACTCTCTGCCAGTTCCCGTCACCTTCCCGAGGTACATATGCGCATACTGTACAGGTTTCAACTCCTTCATTATGCGGATTTCATTCAACGCCTTAGAACCTATCCACTTCTTTGGCATCGTAAGATACGTTGACTTATGTAGAAGGCGATTGGGCTTTACGGCGGACAACTTTGCTTCGCGATTTATCCAATCGAAATTTGACTTTGGTGGATTGTATGTGAGTATCGTCATGTACTCCATGTCGCCTTCATCATCGTCGCAATTATCCCCTGTCACTTCTCCTTCTTTACTATCATCTCCACCGCGAAGAAGCGACGAAACTGCCTGATCTATTTCCTCCATGCTCTTAAACTGCTTGGCTTCCTCGAACCACGCTATGGAGATATAGCCTTTCTCTACGGTAATAGAACGCACCTTCTCTTCATCATCAAGTCCTACAAAGAATATCTGCTGCCCTGTCACTGTGTTGGTGATCGTCATGTCAGTCTCTTTTGGTACCCAGTCGAATAGTTCGAGCCGTGCACGAACCTTCTTCATCTGTTTCCAACATGACTTACGGATGGAAGATGCGACCTTACGGACTATCACGGCGTTCTTTGAAGGATCGTTTATCAAAGCAAGCCAGATAATGACGGACGCGAAATAACTCTTCCCACTATTGTGATTTACAATTCCATTGCCAATGTAGTTATTATAGAACGGAACGAAAATATCATAAAACTCTTTCTTGCCAACATCTCGTATTGACACAATAGATTCTTCTATGATATATTCATGGATGTTGTTTATCACACCATTCTTATTTACGAAAGAATCAGAATATGAATCATCTGCAACGCTATGAGAAAGCATGTCTCGAAGCGATGAAAGAATATCACATTCCAAATGTTCGCTTTGGGAACAAGAAGAACGCGTGGAATCGAGAACAAGTTGCGCAACTTGCCGAACTTTGCAGGCAAGGTCTTCGCTCTTATGAGATTGCAAAGATAATGGGTAAATCTCCGAAGTCAATTCAAAAAGCGTTTCGTAGATTCCACTTCCCGACATTGAAGAACATTTGTCCTCGTAAGGGTGAGGACAACCATCTGTGGAAGGGTGGAATTCATTATGGGAAAAATGGCTACATCTATTATCGCCGTCCGAATCATCCGCATGCGAATCATGCTGGATATGTATTTGCCCATCGGTTAGTAGTAGAAGAACATCTTGGAAGGTTTCTACTTCCGGAAGAAGTTGTGCATCACAAAGATGGAAATCCCTCGAACAACGATATATCAAACTTAGAATTGTTCTCGCAAAACGGAGAGCATCTTCGTGCGACATTGAAGGGTGTTCGTCATAATATGACTGCCGAAGGACGCTTGAAGTTATCGACTTGCGCAAAAATGCGCTGGAAGAAATATCGCGAGAACAATTCAATGCCAAAAGTCGGTCGCCCTGCTTCAACTCATAGCAGGAAATCCACCCGCGAGCGCAAAGGAAACGATGTTCAGCCGTGACAGATATACAACGTCCAGACGATGTAAGTATTTCAAACATCTGTTCTGGCTCATATCTTGTTGCAGAACATCCTTGCGCAACAACTACATTCCCTTCTGCGTCATATGAATAGATAGAGCCTCCGCCAAAGTCTTTTATCTTTACATCTCCATGCGGAGTTGAAATTATAGTATCTCCATCTACGCAGGCTCGGCCGCCTTGTAGGAACAATTCATCGTATTTGCATTTTGGAATATCGCCTCGCAATTCCCTGCCATACACGAATGGAGAAATCTCATTCCATACAACGTTCATCGCAGGATTCCATAAGTCTTGAATAGGAATCTGCCCATTGCTCTTTGTTTTCTTCGTAGGTGCAGGCGAATGGCTTTTCGTCTGCGCAGTCGCTTGTACAGACGATGAACTTGCTATTGGCTTCTGTGTAATAACGGTCATTGCCTTTCGACAACCTCAGCATCAATTGCAGGCTCCTGCTCTTTCATATCAAGCGGAATACCGTCGGCATCTACTGCGACAACTGGAAGTGCAGGCATAAGAACGACACGGCGAGGCATCTTCATGCCAGACAGTTTGTCTGCATGGTCTCCAAATTTTGCAGGGCGCAATTTGCGTAGGAGAAACTCCTGCTGTTTCTGTTTGGCGATTTCGTTGCGTCCGTTTAATGCAAGGTCAACAGCCGCCGCCTCGATGCGTTGCGCCATTTCTTCTTGCGCCTGTTCGCGCATCTCCTTCAACTCAGGATCAGATTCAAGAAGATCGTGAACGACCTTGACCGGAACGTCAACAGCTCTCGCGATTGCGGCATCAATAGGATACTCCCCAGACACAAGCATCTCGATAATCTTATCGCGCTTGTCTCTGGGGATATTGACGGATGGCACTACGCCGTTATTCTGCGCTGTGACTGGCAACCCCATTGAGCGTCCTCCAACACAATCCCTTCACAATGAGCAGGGTTTGCGACATTCCATCCAGAATAGCATGTACGCCTGCGATAAGGCCCGCCTCGCGTTTCGCCTCTTCAATTGCGTATATTCCAACGTCGCATGAATCGTGCAGGGCCTCTATCAATTCGCGGTTGCTCTTGTCTTTCGTAACTTCTACCTTTTCAATGGCGAGGCGATGTATCTCTTCCTCCGTCGGGGGAAGCATCTCTTTCGCACCGAGATAATATGCTTCCTTCAAATCGTCCTCTCCATTGCCAAAGTCAACTTTATCGGCAAGTAGATGAAGTGCGTAAAACCATTCATCATGCGAACGGTAGTGCATATCCTTCGCAATCCATCTTATGGAGCATATCTGCGCCAGAACTTCAAGCATCTTATCGTCCATTTTTCATTCCTTTCTTTTTTGCCACATTGGACATTCTATTCAAAAGCCATTCAGTGCTACCCTTCGCAAGGCCATACTTGCGATCTAACTCCTTGCACCTTCTTCTATCCTTCTTCTTCATATCATATTACAATACAATATATATTACCATACCATATATTACCAGTAGGTATTGATACCCTATGGATAGGGTATCATGGTTTGGTGATATTAAAGTATTTTCTCCTTGCATATTCTGCCATTAAAAGCGCCTCTGCCATTCCGTCGCTATCTACCTTGCATCGTTTTGTTGGACGCAGGCAAGTACCGGGGAAAAGTTCTTGCGCTCTCCGTATTGACATACCCTTGATAAACGCCTTTTCCGTTCCACGTGGGAACACCAGAGAAAACTCCGACTTCCACTTTCTTGGAGATACGAGGTTGTACTGGATTCTTGCGTATGATAGCATGCCTTCTATAATTCCCTTGTTCCGCCCAAAAGAGAACATCGAAGTCACGCCTTGTCCGGGCATCGCATGCACGTCTTCAACCACGGCACGGCATCTTTGATTTGACATCTCTCGGCATATAGCACTGTTTATAACAGCACGATACATTGTAATATCAAACGGGCTGACAGAAATCACCTCCGCTTTGTCTGGTATGAAAGCGGAAATCATAGCGACAGCACCTGCCGCGCCGGGGTCGAATCCGAGAAAAATCACTTATTCGCCTTCATTGCGAGATTGTGAAGCATTGCGAAGTCCATTGCGAGCATAAGGAGTTTTGACTTTATGGAATCCACAACAACTTCAAGTTTCACACTGTCAGGAATGTTGCATTTCTTCACTTGAATCTTCTCTTTGAGATTCTTTGCGCTTACCTTTTTCGGTGTCTTCGTGATTTCGCTCTGTGCCTGCGCCTGAGCTTTCAACATGGCACGACGTTCGCGACGGCGAGCATTCTTCCTGTCACGCTGTTCCTGTGTGAGAGGCTTGCGCACCCTCTTCTTTTCCTGCTTCTTGGGCATTGCCTTCATCTGGATTTCTCCTATTGTTGTTGGTTGTTGTTGTTTCAGAAAGGAAGATCGTCAGCATCTCCGCTTGTGCTTTCGGATTCTTGGACGGCTCCCTTTTCCAAAATCTCGCAAGACTGGATGAACAGTTTGTTTATGGCATATACCTTATTCGTTCCCTTGCTCACGCCTTCAATGAGTATCGGCATAAACTCGATGCGTACCTTATCTCCGGCACTTACGTCTGGAACGAGATCCTTTTTCTTTTCCGACGTTGAAAACATTACGCGTTGCGGATACTTCAATCCGGTCTCATCCGGATTCGTGCGGATGGTGAGTTCTTTACCGAATCGGTTTTCGTTAAACTTGCTCACATATCCAACGAACTCATACTTCACATATACAGCATCATCTTCTGTCATTTTGATTGTGTCCTTTCTTTACTGTTTAGTTTCTCAATAGCGTCTTTAGCGCGCTGCGCTTGCCGCTCTCTGAAATCTACAAGCCATCTTGGAACCGATCTTGGTGCCTTTCTTGCCTCTTCTGTCGGCAAAAACACCCAGTTGCAATTCTCATGTGTGATGTCGAAGTGATGCGTTGCCATGATTTTCAGGCGAGTTTTGTATGGCAGGTCACTCTCGCGCATTAGGTTTATAACCCATTGTGGCAACGGTTCATCTCTCTCTTCGTCAAGTGGACATCTCGACTGGACGCTTTGGTGGATTATCTCCCATCTGTCGCCATACTTCTCCTTCTGCCTTGGCTGTTCCAAGACGCGAGTTATTGCATTCTTCTCGATCATCTTCCCGACATCTCCAATCTTTGAGCCCTGCGCATTGCAATCCTACTCCTGCGCTCGTTCATTCTTTCAAGGGCACTTGCTCCAAGTTCAAGGCATTGCCGTACTATATCTGAGAAAGCAAATCCATTCGGTATCAGCGAGTGGATTCTATTTTTTATCTGCTTCGGGACGACGACGCAAATGCTTGCGGAATCGTCAGCCATCTTTCCGTGTCTGGACATCTGTTGCCTGCTCCTGCTTCTTCAAGTACCGCACAATACTCATTGCCGAGCGAATTGCCTCTCTTTCTTCTTTTGACGCAGACCTACTGTATCTATACGCACATTCAGCAACGAGGCAAAACTTATCTTTGTCGAGGTAGTGAGTAAGGATAGCCACTGCGGAATCCATTGCAACTCCTATCTCTGTCGGTGAGAATGGGAATCCTGGCTGTGAATACTTACGACCTTTTCCCCTTATCCATTTATTATATTCTCTAAGAGTTTTTACTATGTCTTTTAATGTCATCATGATATACGCTCCTTCAAAACGTGGTGTATTATACCATATCGGCATTTTCAAATCAATTACTCAGTAAATATTCCTTCCCAGAGCGCATCCATTGTTTCCTTTGATAGACCAAGCATAGTCTCTTCCATGCGGTATCTGTCTCTTCTGACGAAAGATTCTTTTTGCCTCATCTCGCGAAGCTCAATCCTCTTGTTCCGAATATCCCTAATCTCATCAGACATATTCGCAAGCCTATTCGCAAGCCTCTCTGCTGCTGCCTTCCGTTGGCACTTCACAGAGCAATACTTTGCAGTTCCGCGCACAGATTCAAACTCTTTTCCACATACTATGCATTTTACTACTATGTTGATTTTTTTATGATTTTGTCTATCGCGTTCTATCCTCGCATTTATAGAGCAGGCATCCGAGCAATACTTTATTCCTTTGCGATGTGGCATGAACTTCCTTCCACAATATAAGCATTGTACCTCTTGTAGAGGATGCTTGTCACGATACCACTTTTTCCTATCTTCCCTCTTTACACATGACATACCCACCTTCATACATTCGCGAGAACATCTTTTCTGCATGCCCTTTATAGGCATAAACTCTCTTCCGCAAATGTCGCATATCCGTTTTTCCAGTGCCATATTATTTCTCTCCTTTCGTAAGAACTTTTCTAACCTTTTCCCAATACTTTACTGTTGCCTGCTTGCGCCATCCATTAGGGCCTCCATTGTGGATGCGCGCAAAAACTTCATCGTTTGGCTTCTTGCGCCAAGATGTTTTCATGTATATCCTGCCATAATGTGTCAGATACTCACGCACCGCTTGGCGCGATTCCTTACGATTATTTGGATCTACACGCCTGCCAGTAATGCGATAAACATCCTCGATGTACGCAGGTGTTAGTTGGTACACGTTTGGCGATGTGAGCCCATTCTCGCTTTCAACGTCGGCAATCGCATCCAGAAGTCGGTCGCTTGGCGTGATTGTGCATAGCATCATTGCCGTGAATGGGACGCAAAATACTGCAAATATATTCATAGTGATAACTCTTGTTGTTGATAGACCTTGCTGGAGCAATGGCGGCACCTTTCGCAAGCTGGCGGCTCCGGCGTCTCGATTGTGAACACCTTGCCGACAGCCCCGTGGTAGTACATCACCTTGCTTGCGGGGTACGCGGAACGGATCGTGCAGAAGGGGATTCGCAGATTGCCAAGGAATATGAGCTGGATGTAGTCGCCGCTCTTCAGCGGGTACCGTCCGCCCTCGTATGTGGTATCGTAGTCAAGCAGCTCCTTCGGCGTGTGCGCGTCAATCTTGATCGGGCGCACCGCAAGCAGCTCCGCCGAAGTCTGCCCGTGCAGCTTCGGGTATTCGTGTGAAAACCTGATCGTGTTCATTTCCTCGCCACCCCCGCAGCAATCGAAAGAAGCCTGTTCACGTCCTGCGCAAGCCGGAACGCGGAAATCTTCTCGTTCGTGGTTGTCGTTTTCGTCTCTTGCACGATCACGCGGCAGTCCATGCCGTCGCGCTTCTCCTCAAACCTAACGGTCAAATCAGTCATTATTCACCTTCGCTTTCTCTGCACAGTCGCCGCAATCCGCAGTGATTCTCCTCGCTTGTTTTCACTCGGGCTTCGCAGTTCGCGCATGCGTTATGCCCTTGACAGAAGTAGGAAAATGCCTCTTCTCGGGCTTCTAATGTTTTGTACTTCTCTTCGTTCGTCATGTTGTCTTTTTCCTTTCTTATTTGTTTAAGCCTGCGAACACTCGTACGCAGAAATCACTTGTGCTTACTTACCATCTCATTCCACTTCTTGACAGCCTCTTGCCATAGTGATACGAATAGAGATGCACATTCTGTTTTTATTTTCATGGTATCGTGTGGGTCTGCTACTTCAAGAGACTCAATCGCATCGGCAAGATATGCAAATCTTCGACATATACTATCGTCAATCACGATTCCATTTTCTTGAACTTCAATTTTCATCATTCTCCTCCTTGTCTTTGCTTTTGTTATGATAGTAGATTTGGTTTAACAGCATCACACACAGTATAGCCATGATGAAAGCATGACAACTATCATGATGCTTATAGGAAGCGAATGCACATATGGCGATTTGAACAGTCCCTTGTGCTATTGACATGAAGTATTTGTTCATCACTTCACCTCGCCTTCGTGTAGGGCATCTGCGCCCAAAGAAATTCGCATTGTACAAGTTTGATATTCAACCTCTTTTCGTTCAACGGACATTTCTCGCACACTTGGCAGAACTCATCAAACCTTATTGCCTGCTCTTGCGCCGTGCCCACGTCGCAGTTGCGCGGCGGCGCGGAGAGGGCGGCTTTCATGAAGTCTATGTCTTTCTGACTGATGGTCTTGTAAGGAACGCCCTCCTTCAAGTCCAGTAGGGATAGTGCAAATACTACCGCCTCGCGCAAAACCTTGGCGTTTCCGCCGTCCGCACAAAGCTCGCCGTGATACCCCGTCTTTCCGTGGTAGTAGCAGCTCGCGTTGCCGCATGTGACACAGTCCTTCATTTCGCGCCGCCTTTCTTTGCTGCGGCAAGTAGCCACTCGCCGTAGGCCAGCTTCACCGTTCCGTCCTCGTTGCAGTTCTCGCGCTTGCCCGACCATGCCCACCATTCGTCGTGCAGCCGCTTCGGGTCGCCGCCGAACCTGTCGCAGTTCCTTGCAGGCGCGGCGAGGGCGGCGCGGGCGCATTCTGAAATGTTGTGTGCGAGACAGCGCTCATGTCTGAACGCATAAACAGTCGCGTCGGAACTTCCCAACTGACAGTCAATTTGCTCGCCCATGTTGGCGCATTTCTCCAACGCCTCGCGCATGGCCTTAATGTTATTTGCTTCCATCGGTTTCTCCTTTCTTTGTCGTTGCCTTTGCAAGTAGCCATGCGGAAAATACTAATTTTGCAGTTGGGAATCCGATGCCTACTCTGCCGGGGTGAACCTGAATGTTGGTAGATGTCCAAACAGATAGTGCTTTACCATACTCTGGATATAGGTCGCAGTTCCTTGCCGGCTCTTTGAGCGCGGCGTTTGCCCATTTGCGTATCTGTTCGATGTATTCTTGCGTCTGCGCGTCGTTTGGCCTCATGGTCGCGCAATCTGCGTATCGAGAGATATTTACAAGCGCCTCGCATATCGCCGCCGCGTTTCCGACAGCAACCGGAACCCTCTCCTTGAGGATTGTGGTCGATGCGGTCTCGCGTACCTCTACACGCTCTCGCTTCCAAGCAGCCTCTATTCGGTCAGGAAATTCCTGATATCCTAAGTATGCAACATACCTTGCATCACTGGCATCAGATTTCGCATACGGAAAGAACCGCTTTCGCATGTCCGCGATGATGTTTGCTATCGTCTCTTGCTTCTCCATCATTTTACCTCGCTTTCGGCGGCAGCTTGAACGACGACCAGATCAAGAAGGAGTGCAAGCTGGAGTTCCTTTCTCGCTCCCTTGGAATCCTCCCATCCAGGCAAGAGGTAGATGGCGTCGCAATCTGCCAGAAGTGACAATTCTTTACTGACAGCCTCCGCGAGCAATGTCGGCGAGCTTGCAAGCTCTTCAGCTGTGCCGTACCTTCCGCCAACACATACAGGATTGACCGTTAGCCACCCCTCCTGCTCAAAAAGCAGCTTGGCGGCCTTGTTGAAAGCCGGATAGTTAAACTCCGGATGTCCCTTCATCGGACCTGCAATATAGATGCTTGGATATGGTTTCCTAAGCTTCTCTTTGGCTTCTGATAAATTCATCTCTCCACCTCGCTTTCATCGTAGGGCTGTCTCCGCAATAGATTCCAGCTGTGCCGCCCATCCGTCCTTTAGGATGCGGTCGGCGACTTCGTAGTCCTCCCGCATTTCGGCGGCAACCGCCAGCACGGAACGCAGCGCGTGCCGGACGCGCTCGTGTGCGGCGTGGATGCGGTCGGCCAGACGCTCGTCGTACTGCGCAAGCGTCGGTTCGTTCCACGCCTTCGCCCGTGCGCGGATTTCGGCCTCAATGTCGGCCATGCTCTCGACGGTCATTTGCATTTGCGTACCTCCATCTTCAAGGTCATTACCTCGATTTCAAGGGCCAATATCCGCTTGCGGTATTCGCGGCTGTAGTCCTCCAAAAACGATAGCCGCGTCCTGTCGCAGCCGCCGACACACGCCAGAAAAACCGTAATAGCCGCAACAAACGGCAATGCTATGTCCGACATCGGTCAGCCCTCCCTCGCAATGCGCTCCGCGTACTCCGCCGCCCTGTGCGGGTCGGTGAAGGTAGCGACAAGGTTGCACCGTCCGGCCACCGTCTCGCGCACCTCGTAATGATGCACGGTAGCGACGCCAACGCGGCCAAAGTCCATAGCAACGCTTGCCCCGCCCACGTCAAGGTTCGGGTGCTGGTTGTCTGGGTGCATATACGCCGTCTCCACCATGTTGGCGAAGCGCGTACGCTGCATTATCACGTTAGCGGTCGGCAACATGGGGCTTGCGCATTTCAGCATGGAAATGTTCATGCGCAGCTCCGCCACCGCCTCTGGTATTGTCTTGCCGCTCATTCCTCCACCTCCACGACCTTGCCGTTCTTCACCGTGTACCATGTGTCGGCCTTGTACTTCTTGCCGTCGATGCGCACCATCTTCGCGCCATGGAAAACCCAGTCATAGTCTGCGTTTTGCCGCCAGTCCGCAAGGACGATATGCGCGCCCTTTACACCTTTGGCTTTTCCGAGTATGCCCCAGGCTACCGCAATAGCGGTTTCGTGTCCGGCCGATGCCGCGCCTTTGTAGCCCGTGGCCGATGCCGCGCCGCTGTAGCCCGTGGCCGATGCCGCGCCGCTGTCGCCCGTGGCCGATGCCGCGCCTCTGTCGCCCGTGGCCGATGCCGCGCCTTTGTAGCCCGTGGCCGATGCCGCGCCTCTGTCGCCCGTGGCCGATGCCGCGCCGCTGTAGCCCGTGGCCGATGCCGCGCCTCTGTCGCCCGTGGCCGATGCCGCGCCTCTGTCGCCCGTGGCCGATGCCGCGCCGCTGTCGCCCGTGGCCGATGCCGCGCCGAATTTTTCGTCGGCCTTCGCCTCCGGCTCGATCCTCGCCATTGTGTAGTCTATCGCGGCCTTGACCAGTCCGGCTATCGAGAGCCGTGCGCCGATCTTTATCTTGGTCGCTGCTACCTTGGTGTCGCCGTTGTCTTTCTTGTCGATTTTTCCGTCCAGCTCCACTTCGTGGTAGACCGAGCCCGTTCCGGGTTCGTAGTATCCAAGGCAGTCGAGCGGATGCTCGCAGGCGTGGAAGCCGCAGTCGCAGACCTCCGCTTGATCCGTCTCGTACTCGCCGCCTTCCTTGTACTGAAAGCCTCTGCAAGTCATGTCTCGATTAAAGCCTTTGTACGCTTTCATGCAACACCGCCTTTCTCTACGAGAAGTATATGTTCCATGTAGCCCAGAAGCTTCGCATCGCCGCGCCTGATTTTGCGGTAGGATTTTTGACGTAGAATTTGTCCATCCACTCTTGCCACTGGTAGATGTAGAGGTCTAACACTTTCATCTTCATTTTTCATTGTTTCTACTCCTTGTCTTTTTCTGGTGGTGTATTATACCATTCCGCTCTTACTGATGCAACGCTTTTCTTGTCTATTTTTTCTTACTACTCTGTTATCATTACTATCGGATACACGCATACGAGATCGTGACATAACTTCATGGCCTCTTTACCATAATACTTTTCGACACATTCGTATAGGCACAATTCTTCTTCAAGTTGCGAGCGACTTTTCAACAGTCGTTCAACCATTGTCGGAGATACGCCAAACACATCGGCAACGCAGGAAGGTGAAGTATTCATCAACTTTGCAAGCCTTATGAATTGCGGATCAATAATCTTCATGTTCTTTCCTTTCCACTTTTAATCTCTACATATCAACTTGAAGTTTCGCGCCATCGGTTCATCGTATTCTGTCAGATAGTTTTTCAACCCATCCAACTGATGAAATGGACACTCCTCAAACTTACAGAACAATATACGTTCTGACTTATTTTCGGGGAGGATGTTGTACCTTCCTGCCTTATCCAAATCAGTACGTCGAGCAATTACTCTATTCTTACAATAGATACATCCGCGAGCATTGATAGTCTTTCGTTCAAGACGACGGACGCATAGATTTTTTATTTTATCTGGTGTGAGTTTCATTTTGCGAATCTCTTTTCCATCTCGCGCAGGAGTATCCTCCATGCACCTGTATTGTCGGTGTGGTACATCTCCGCAACCCTCTTCACAATTCTCCACGTTCTTGCATAGACCATTGGGTCTATTGGAATGTGAGGAAGATACTTCGTCTTTATTGGCTTTCCTTTTTCATCCTTCTCCACCGTGCATGGGATAGGACTTGCCTTCTTTCTCAATTCCCATACAGAATCATTTTCCTGCAACCACGCAACTGCGAGTTGCATCCTATTCTTTGTTCCCGCAAGATGGAACGCTGCTTCATGGAGCTTCATCTCTTCATCCTCCTTTAATCATTTCCAAATACGATTCTTTCGCGCTTCGACTTGCCATTCAGTTTCAGCACGACACACATTTCAAGTATGCGGTCGAGAACACGCATGCCATAGATTTCATTCAACTCGCCAGACGGATGGTTTGTTGTGACAAATAGCCTCCCGGTTCCAGAAGCATGGTACTTCTGTATGAAGTCTCCAACAATGTCTATTGTGTTTCCAAATTCCTTTCGTATTTCCTCACTCCCCATATCATCAATGAATACATTAGTTCCAAAAAGAAGTCTGTCTGGACGGGCAAGACAGTCGAGATCCTCACGGCTCTTGCAGTAGTACCATGATGGAAGTTCGCTTCTAACAAGGGTTTTCATAATTCTCATCAGAAACGTCTTCCCGCATCCGGCGTGTCCAGTAATGAACAGTCCACGCCCAGTTGCGAACATGGCGCTTATTGCATCTGCGGCATTTCGGAAATCATCTTCGCCTGCAACAGATTCATGCCATCCCATCTTTTCAAGGTAGGCACGAATCTTCTTAGAAGATATTGTTCGCTTCGGTGCCGTCGCCCTTGTAGTTGGCGTTAGCACTTCCGATACGTCTGGCAGTTTCATTTATCACCTTCCTTTCTTTCATTGGTTCATCTTCCCAGTTTCTTCCGTTAAGCCACACAAGAGGCGCACGAATATACTGTCCACCATTCTTTTTCCACGTATCGCTATTCTTCCATCGTTCAAGCCCTTCAAGGATCTCTCCCAAAAGGATGTTCCTTGTAAGGCACGACTTCATGTACTGCGCAAATTTCACACGGCACTTCTTCTTGTCTACCTTGCGCGGACATTCTGAAGGGTATGCCTTCCAGAACTCCTCGAACATGGCATCTATGTCTGCGCCATCGTCCACCTCTTTTTGCTCTTGCATTTCTGGTATTGGCTCACTCTCACTGTTGAGCACCTCCACTTTACGCTTGGCGATATCGTTTACCTTGTCTATCGTAAGACCGACAGTCGCAAGTTCGTTCACTATCGACTTGAATAGAGGATTCCTGTTCACGTCAATAGGTTTCCCATTCTTCATCCAGTTCGTAGCGATGTAGTCAGGAAATATAGCCGTATGCGATTTGCCAGGAACAAGTGTGATTATGTTCGCGAACTCTCGCAAGACGTCCTCTTGCGTAAACTGTCGCCCCGTATTTGCGGCAAAGTTTATCTGCCGCATATTCAGTTCTATAATCCCAGTCTTCTTTGACGCAAAATGGAATAGGTACATAAGCATCCTGAACTTTTCGTTGCTCAATTCCTGCACCCACTCTTGGTCAAAGAATCTGTCTTCAATCATCATGTCGCAATTCCCCCTTTCCAGAACAGATACATGATATTACATTACCATACATAACCAGACCAGTAGGTATTGATAGGGTACAGAATAAGGTATCCATACCCTATCTTTACCATGCTTGTCTTACACCTCCTTGGCCTCCACATCAACGGAATCTTCGGCAGGCGCAGGCTCTGGCTCTTTACTTCCACCGCTCCCACCGGACAACAGATCGTCCGCGGTGACACGCTTCGCATCTGACTTAGGAGCATCCATCTGAAACTCCTTATTGTCCTCAGCAATGACCTCTTGCATAGCAGGCGTGTTCTGCATGGTCTTGAACAGGCGTTTCAGACACGACTTCTTCATCATCTCTTCGTACCATTCAACCCATACACCGTTCTTGTTCTGAGACTTTGCGCGTACTCTCTCCACTTCCGCAAGCGACATCCTGCCATCAACATGGAGTTCTGGATTGTATTTTCCATCTGCGTCTGGAAGATACGCCCTAACCCACACGCCAACAATATCGCCGCGTTCTGTTTCATCCCATGCAACAACGGTGTGTTCTTTAAGTTCTCCGTTAGCCCACTTGAAGATGTCGTTCTTGCGCACAATATCCGCCGAGAACTTGACGGCTATCTTTTCCCGAATGGCCATGTCGCAGAGACCACGATATGAGAACTGCAAAGTACATTCAGGTCCATACGGAATGAGATATGCGTTCACGCCATCCGGCATTATCCTCGCTCGCCCTGCTTTGAGTATTGCATTGTAGAACGACGGCAACGTGCATCGCGCCAACTTCGCACCGACCTTCGGGTCTGCCAACTGCGCCAAGGCGCATGACATGAACCGCGCAACATCGTGCGCATTCGGCATCATCTTTGCCAACTCCTTACCCCATGCGGTATCGGGACTGGCAAGCATGTTCGCTACCGTCTTTTCCTTTTTAATCGGTGCGACATTCGCCGCAGACGATTCCTTCTTTACTACTTCATTTCCCATTTTGGTTTTTCCTTTCGTTTATACGAACGCAACGTCGCGCGCGGACTCCGCTCCATTCATCATGTTCACGAGTTTTTCGGCAAATTCGCCGTAATACTCCTCCGTGTTCGTCTGCTCGCCGTTGGCGAACTCACGACCGATGATATTCCACTCGTCGTCAACGACGAAAACGCCGTTGTCGTAGTTGTTGGTGTCGAGGCGGTTCAGCGTGTTCACTCCTACGCTCAAATTCCATCCTTTCCTCCCGTGGAAGTTCCGAACCAACTGCGTGAAGCAAGCCACGCCGCAGCAATCCGTTACCGCGCCACGGAAGCCCAGACGCTTGCAAGCCATGCAGAACGGCTTTATGCTGTCATATCCGCCGTTCCAATGCAGATACACGCCGACCTTGTTTGGATTCGCCGCGACGAAACCTTCAAGTCTCTTCGCACCCTCTATCTCCGAGTCGCCCTTGGCGAACTTGGAGATTTCGTCCGCCGAAGCGAACGTCACTACTGCTATGTTTGCCATTCTGGTTTTCCCTTTCGTTTCCCTATTTAAAACATTCGCAGAACTCATTGAATGTCATACCCATTGGATTTCTATTCCATCTATTCCATTGGTTGAAAAACCTCTCTTTGAGGTTTGCCGGAAGCTTAATCTTCTTCCGGTTCTTTCTTTCTGTCTTTTTATTCTTCATCTTTCTTTCCTTTCTCTTTTTTTATTGTGTTGTTCGTACTGGCTGGGAAGTACAGCTTCCCTGCCTACATCTGTTTCAAGTGACTACTCATATCGTCCTCACGAAATGCGGTGCGCCTTCCGTCTTCTCAAAGAATCCATCAACATAGCGTTTAATATCAGCTTTTGACGCATCTGGATTCTTACCTACAAGTGCATTGGTTAATGCGCTCTTGCTCAACGAACACATAGCGAGCAATTCAGAACGCTCGAGGCCATTCCACTTCAATTCCGTCGCAGTCTGCTTTTTCTCGTTTATCTTCAAGTACACAGGTTCCTTCACTGCCGCGGCAACTTCGCACAAGTCACGCACCTTTGGAGTGTCTGCGAAAGGCTTCATCTCATATCTTATGAGAACATTGCCGTCGGCATCACGATGTTCCAGAACGCCTCCATTGTCGTTGGCAAGCCTCTTTGCCTCTTCGCGCAGGGACTTGGACAACTTATCAACAGCATCCAGAACGACCAGTTTCTGGCACAGCGACATACGACCGAACTTATCCGGCGCGTTGTCCGCAACTACCTGCAACGCATTATTTGTTGCCGAGCATTCCTTTATCTTGGCGCAGAACTTGCACCAATGATTGAGCCGTGGATTGGCTTCAAATACCTTGCCTTTAATTGCGGCGACTCTACGGTCCAAAAGCATAACCGTCTTCTGGAAGCAATCCTCCAATGTGGTTTGCTCTTCTGTCACAACTCTCCCACCGCCGTGCAAGACATGAAGTTTCACAGGGAGACTCGGCTTTTCTTCATGGCATATCAACGCGGCGTACCCACGCAACTGCGGCATGTAGTCAGTGGTACCATCGCTGAAAGACTTGAAGTCTGCGACATGAATCATAGTCGGATTATCAGTCTTCCAGATTACATCCGCCGTGCCAAAGATTCCTTTTAACTGACCGCCAATGGCAAGCAATCTCTCTTCGCAACGCACGTAAGGTGGAACACCTCCAAGCGACTGTACTATATCCGCCGCCCATCTTACGGCAGGCTCTGCGGATTCATACCCGCCTTCGAGCATGCCGCGCAACTCTTCATGCAGGCGCGTACCCTTTGACGCATCTGCGTTGTCTCTGTACCCATTCTCAAAATATGGGCATACCGCCCACGCCGGGTACTTACTCGGCGACAGTTCATGGTGTTTGCTCATCTCACCTATTCCTTTCTATTTTTCTCTGCGCACCTCGCGCAAAGAATATCTGTTGCTCCGGAATCAGCATCTGTGGCATCGTACCTTGCGCCACATTCCTCGCACTCTCGCCAACGCGATTCAAATCGGCATCCTGCAACATGCGGGATGCCATCGCATGCACCCTCGTGAATACAATCTCTACACCGTCCCATGATCTACCTCTTTCCCAATGCGCGAATCCAATTACGCCATGCTCCCTCTGCGCCATTCTTTGTGCCCTTGAACTGTATTTCACAGTCCACTGTCACGCCATAGAACTCTATGTCGTTTATGGTGTCGTAGTATTGTATGAGATAGACATCGTGATTCCCGATATGCTTCTCACTTATCAAGTCAATCCACTTGAACATAGCCCTCTATTCTCCTTTTGCGCTTTCTCCACCGCCTCGACGTATCTCACGGTAGCCTCGTAGCACTTACCTGAGACTTCGCCATCGGCATAGGCCTTTTTTATAAGTTCCCCACCGGTGCCGTAAAAGCAACCAACACGCCACTTCTTGTTGGAGCGAGTATATGTAAACCACCTGCCACTGCTCCATGTGTTCTTGAAACATAGAACGTCTTTATCGCAGGACACCCAAGCGTTGCCGGACACCTGCGCGTTGCCGGCCACACAAGCGTTGCCGGCCACACAAGCGTTGCCGGCCACACAAGCGTTGCCGGACACCCAAGCGTTGCCGGCCACCCAAGCGTCGCCGGACACCCGCGCGTTGCCGTATACCCGCGCGTCGCCGGACACCCAAGCGTCGCCGGACACACAAGCGTCGCCGTATACACAAGCGTTGCCGGCCACCCAAGCGTCGCTGAATT